TAGAGGAACTACAGGAGTCTGGAGTGTACGCTGATGTGTACGTCGGTAACGCTCCAAGAGACTACGAGTTAGAGCCTGACCAAGAGCTGTCCAGCTTTGATGACGATAAAGTACGTCTAACAAAATACTACGGTAAAGTACCTCGACACTTGCTTACTAAGTCTGAAAAAGAACTGATGATGCAGGACGATGAGGACATAGCTGAGATAGAAACACTTGTTGAAGATGAGGATGACGAGACAACTGAAAGTTTCTACGTGGAAGCAATCATTGTCATTGCCAACGGTGGCATACTCCTGAAGGCTGAAGAAAACCCATACATGATGGGTGACCGTCCTATCGTTGCATTCCCTTGGGATGTTGTGCCGGGAAGGTTCTGGGGTCGTGGTGTTTGTGAGAAAGGCTTTAACAGCCAAAAGGCGCTTGATACAGAGCTTCGCGCACGTATTGATGCCCTATCCCTTACTGTACACCCAATGCTCGCTATGGACGCTACACGGCTTCCTAGAGGGTCTAGGCCAGAGGTGCGCCCCGGCAAGATTGTCCTAACCAACGGTGACCCACGACAAGTCCTACAACCTTTTAACTTTGGTCAAGTTAGTCAGATTACATTTGAGCAAGCCAATGCGTTACAAAGAATGGTACAAATGTCTACAGGAGCGATTGACTCTGCTGGCATTCCGGGAAGCATCAACGGCGAAGCTACTGCTGCTGGAATTAGCATGTCTCTTGGTGCTATTATTAAGCGTCACAAACGCACACTAATAAACTTCCAAGACTGTTTCCTAATACCGTTTGTTAAGAAAGCTGCGTGTCGTTACATGCAGTTTGACCCTGAGAACTACCCTGTTGCTGACTACAAGTTCAACGCTACTTCCACACTAGGCATCATTGCGCGTGAGTACGAAGTAACACAGCTTGTACAGCTACTGCAAACAATGTCACAGGACTCACCTCTGTACAATACACTTATAGAGTCCATCATTGACAACATGAACCTGTCAAACCGTGAGGAACTGACTGCTAGACTACAGGAAGCAGCACAGCAATCACAACCTACTCCAGAGCAACAACAGTTGGCTCAGGCTGCACAACAGGCACAACTTGCCTTCCAGCAGTCTCAGACAGCAGCGTTGAATGGACAAGCTACTGAGTCACAAGCCAGAGCGCAGAAGATGGCTGTAGAAACTCAGTTGGCACCACAGGAGCTAGAGATTGACAGGATCAAGGCCATCACAACCAACCTACAGGCTGGCGACCAAGACGATAAGGAGTTTGAACGTAGGCTGAAGATGGCACAAACCATGCTGAAAGAGAAAGAGATTGATCTCAAGATTGGACAGCAGCAACGGCAAGGACAGTAACATGGTAATCACTTCAGTACAATTTCAAGACGCTATAAACCAAATCAACTCCAAGTTTGAAGAACTTGAAAACAAGATTAAGGAACTAGAAGCTAAGAATGAAGCGAAAAAGCCAGCGCCGACGCGCAAGACTAAACAGGAAGCTGCTTGATGGCGAAACCAAGGAAAGGAAAAGCGAAAGTAAAAGTAACCTCTAGCGGGAAGAAAGTCTCCTACGGACAAGCTGGCCCAGCAAAAGGCGGTGGCCCTAGAGTCAAGCCGGGGACTAGTAAGGGGGACAGCTACTGCGCTAGAAGTTTAGGTATCAAAAAGAGATTACCTAAGAAAAAACAGAATGATCCTAATACTCCAAACAACCTGTCACGTAAGCGGTGGAAGTGTTCAGGAGCTAAGTCAAGAAAAAAATAAGGAGTGACCATGATGGAATCTGAGTTTATACCTGTATTTGATGACCCTGAAACAAGTGCTTTGCGGCTCAACTCAGAGACAATTTCCTACTTAGGAGGTTCCCTCATTGAAGCACAAGATCCTGACATACAGCTAGAGCTTCTGGAGATGATTAAACAGCATTCTGCTTTTGTCATAGAAACTAGCACAAAAATAGTAAACAGAAAGTCCGGTAAGTTACGGGCAGTATAGCAAGGAAAAACAATGACCGATAACGCAATCAAGGTGCCACAATGGGCGCTACCTATCGCAGCAGCCGCTGTTAGCCTAGCTGTAGCTTGGGGTGTCTTACAGGCTAACACAGCCCACGCATCAGAGGACAGGGAGCGTATTGCCCAGATAGCGGAGGAAGCCGCAAAAAAAGCACAGGCCAACGGCCAAGCACAGGCAGTGACGGAGCAGAAGGTGGAAGCGATAGTCAACTCTCTGGCTCGTCAGGAGAAGATTCAAGAGAAGACCAACGAACAGATACAAGCTCTAGTACAGGCTCTCTTGAGCAAAAGCTAGTCTATGACCCAGAACGACCAAACTTATTCTGTGACATGCGAGAGTACAGGATGCTGCGCTACGTCCAACCACCAGCAAAGCGATACAAGGTTGCGGAAATGTGGCTGCGCTACAACTACCAAAAGTGCGGATACGGAGCGACTGTGTACGTGCGTAACCAAGGCCCAAGAGTCCTTGGAACAGCATGGGACACAAAGCTGCTGTTGTTAACGTGGGAGCTACAGGCACCCACAGCTATTAAAACACAAGCTGTCAAGAAAAAGAGAAGAATCTAATGGAGACCATGCTCATCTTTATGCTGGTTATTCTTGAAAAGAATGTACCTACGCTTGAGCTAGCATTCCGTGAGTTGACTTCCTGCCTTGAATACAAGACAGCCTTAGTGCATCAAAATGTAAGCGAACACGCTATTGTCATGCCCAAGACTAGACACTTTGATGCGTACTGCGAACCCAGAGTAGTGCCTGTATCTGAAGTAGGTACTAAACTGTTACTTAGAGACCCACCCAAAACGGAGGAAGACTGATATGCCCGGTTATGGAATGAGCTATGGAAAAACTGGCGGTATGAAAAAGAAAAATAAAACCATGAAGAAGAAACCAATGCGTAAAACCACTGGTAGAAAAAAGTAAAAATAATACTTGACTTTTTGTTAAAAGTATGCTATAATCTAAATTGTATCTTAAATTAATTAAGGGAATACATAAGATGACTAAAGAACTTGAAGTTTACTTTGCTAATTACTTTGAGATGTTTCGTTCAGAAGGTTGGAAACAACTTCTTACTGATCTAAACCAAAATGTAGCGCAAATAAACTCAGTTGAACAAACAACAGATAATGAGAACTTGCACTTCCGTAAAGGACAACTTGCAATACTTGCTACTCTGTTTAACCTAGAAACTCAAATTAACAATGCTGAGAAAGAAGCTAAAGAAGAACCACAAGAAGAACTAGAGCTAGAAGCATAATGTTCAAATTGTACGACTTCAAGTGTCTTAATGGGCATGTATTTGAAGCATTAGCAACTGAAGACCAACACACTATTAGGTGCGAGTGCGGTTACAGTGCTAAAAGGATTATCTCTCCTATCAGGTCTAAACTAGACCCCATCAGTGGGGACTTTCCTGACGCCACTAGGCGTTGGGCTAAGGCTAGGGCGAGTCACATCCAATACGAGAAAAAGCAAAGTTCGTAGCTAGAACCCTTTTTTTAATCTCTCCATAATACTAAGGTACGGAGTTTAATAATGGCTAAAATAATTGAGCGTGAGGATGAGCAAGCGTCTACGGAAGACGTATTTGCTGAACAAGAGCAACCGGAAGTGGAAGAACAGGTAACTCCTAGTGAACCTGAGATTCCTGACAAATACCAAGGTAAGTCTGCACAGGAACTTGTACAGATGCACCAAGAAGCTGAGAAGCTATTGGGGCGTCAAAGTTCTGAGGTAGGTGAACTACGTAAGGTTGTTGATAATTACATCCAAGCACAACTCACCCCGGCACCACAACAACAAGAACAAGTCGAAGAAGTAGACTTTTTTACTGATCCTGAGAAGGCAGTAGCACAGGCTATTCAGAACCATCCTAAAATTAAGGAAGCTGAATCAGTAAGTCAACAGTACAGAATGCAAACTGCATTGTCTGCATTGAAGACTAACCACCCTGACATGGATAGTATCCTACAAGATACAAAGTTTGCAGAGTGGATTCAGGGATCTAAAGTTAGGACAAAGCTGTTTGTAGCGGCTGACAAGGAGTACGACTACGAAGCTGCTGATGAGCTTTTCAATCTTTGGAAAGAACGTCAACAGATGATTGGTCAAGCTGCAACTGCTGAGAAGCAGAGTCGCAAGCAAGCAGTACGAACAGCTAGTACAGGCAACGCCAGTGGTAGCTCTGAATCAAGCCCTAAAAAGATTTACAGACGCGCAGACATTATTAAACTTATGAAAGAAGACCCACATAGGTATGCTGCTCTCCAAGATGAAATAATGAGAGCGTATGCTGAAAAGAGGGTCAAATAGTATATCTGAGGAGATATTAAATGACTGATTCTACATATCCCGCGACTGGGGGGTTTGTTGACAATACTAGTGCAGCAACCTTTATCCCAGAAATTTGGAGTGATGAGATCATCGCTTCATACCAAAAGAACCTTGTTTTAGCCAATCTTGTAAAGAAGATGTCAATGGCTGGCAAGAAAGGCGATACTATCCATGTACCTAAGCCTGTACGTGGCGATGCACACGCTAAAGCAGAGAACACTGCTGTAACTGTGCAGAACGCTACTGAAAGCGAAGTGCAAGTATCCATCAACAAGCACTTTGAATACTCACGCTTGATTGAGGATATTACGGATGTACAAGCTTTGTCTTCTTTGCGTCAGTTCTATACTGAAGATGCTGGTTATGCACTGGCGAAGCAAGTTGACACCGACCTTCACTCTCTGGCTACAGGCTTGGGTAGCGCGGGTTCTACATCTTCCACCTACCTGAACAACGGCGGCACTTTCTTCGTAGACGCTTCTAACGGCCTGTCTACTTACACTGCTGACACTGTTGTTTCTGCTGACGTATTTACTGACGCAGGTTTCCGTGGTATCATCCAAAAGCTAGACGATGCTGACGTTCCTATGGACGGACGTAGCTTCATTATCCCACCTGTTGTCCGCAACACTATCATGGGTATTGACCGCTATGTTAGCTCTGACTTCGTAAACAACGGACAAGTTACAAACGGCCAGATTGGTCAACTGTACGGTATCGACGTTTACGTTAGCACTAACTGCCCAACTGTTGAAACTGCTAGTGATAACTCATCTAGCACAGTAGACTCTTTGGGCGCACTGTTGCTCCACACTGACGCTATCGTCATGGCAGAGCAAATGGGTGTACGTTCACAGACTCAGTACAAGCAAGAGTTTCTCTCTAACTTGTTCACTTCAGACACACTGTACGGAGTAGCTGTACTTCGCCCTGCGTCTGGCCTGACTCTGGTCGTTCCTGCTAGCTAATAGTAGGTTAAGCATGGGGCTGCTTCGGTGGCCCCTAGCTTTCTTTTTAAGGTGAGTATATGTGGCAAACATTGATTGGCCCTATAGC